CGCACCAGCCCCGCCGCCAACAACCAAAGAATTTGACGCAAGCGCGGCTGAACTAGCCCATGTAGAACTGCTAGAAAAATACGGAATACCCCCGCTTGTCCCTGCAACTGTAAGAGTTGGAGTATCCGTGGGGTTAGCTACGGAAACAATTCCTCCATTCCAAGTAACCGAAGTAACAGTCCCGCTGCCAGCCCCGCCCCCGCTTTGAGTTACCCAAAGCAATCCGCCCGACCCATTAGTCGCAAGGATTTGATAAGCCGTACCATCGGTCGCTGGCAACGTCCAGGTTACGTTACTTGCAATAGTCGCGGGCGCTCTAAACCCAACAAAATTAGATGAATCAGAATCGGCAAATTTAAATATGCCCTGCGCGCCTAATTGCACATTTGTACTGTCAGTCGTAAAATTTGACTGACCTCCAAAAACACCGCTGTTATTAAACTGAATTGTGTTGGGGCTTCCACCAGGCGTACCCCCAGTGGATAGCGTAGTCCAAGCCGGGGTGCCACTCACCACAGCCAAAACTTGCCCAGTTGATCCAATTCCTAGCCGATCAGAGGTATTTGTCCCCGATCCAACAATAATATCGCCAAGCGTTGTTATTGGGGAAAGGGCGTTGAAGGCGTTAGCTTTTGTTGCTTGTCCAGTGCCGCCCTGAGCGATTGCAACCGAACCAGATGTAATTTGACTGCCGGCAATTGCAATGCTTGTGTTTAGAACGCCAGTAACTTGACCTTGAGCATTCAAAGAGATCTGCGGTACTTGCGAGGCAGACCCGTATGTGCCAGACGTAATACCTGTGTTAGCGATGCTAAATTGATTTGTGCCAGAAAGATTTAATCCTGTTCCGGCAGAATAAACGGCGGTCCCAGCGCCAAACTGCACAAAATTTAAACCTGTTGTTCCAATCGTAATTGGCTGCAGGGTTGTTTGCACCCAAGAAGTATTTGCATTTGTAGCGCCACTAATAATTAAAGTGAAGTCGCCAGCATCAACATTAAGATAAGTTGACCCAGGGGTATCGTAATCAGTCGCTCGAGTCAGAATAAAAGGAGCAGAAACACTTCCAATTTGGGTGACTGTATATATCCCATTTTGAGATTGTGCAACTTGGTTTTTGACAAGGATTCTATTTCCAACAGAAACATCAGTCGAATCAACTTGCAATGCAGCGTTTGCGGTTGCCGTTAAGGTCGCGCCAACTCCGGAAGAGCCATTGTTATAAGTACAGGTTGGCAAAGCCGCGGCCGTAGCCAAATCGCAGTTTTGGTGAAAACTTAACCCAGACGCTGCCGCATCAACATATGCTTTATTGGCAATATTATTGTTGCTTGTTGGTGTTGTTGTTATGTTCCCAGAAGTTGCATTAATAGTACTAAAAGTGCCAGTTACAGCGCTCGTACCGCCAATAATCGTGTTGTTGATTGTTCCACCAGTAAAACCTCCACCTGTTATTGTTTTCCCGGTAAAAGTTAAATTGCTCGGAAGCGATAGGGTAACGGCTGCGCCACCCGATGACGCAATCTCGTTTGCCGTTCCGCTAACACTAGTGACGGGAGCCCCACCAGAGGCAGCCGCAGTTATTCGGCCCTGAGCATCAACCGAAAGCGTAGGGTTTGAATAGTTTCCTGGAGTAACCGCGGTATTTTGAAGGGCAATCGTGCCAGACGTCGTGATTGGGCCACCAGTCAACCCTGTCCCGGTGTTAATCTGAACAACGCTTCCACTACCCCCACCACCGGTAGCGGACCACTCAACATCTGTAGCGCTGGAGTTGACACGTAATACATACGATGCATTTCCAGCATAACCAGGCAGTATGTTTGCTCGAGCCGCCTGAGCAGTAGTCGCTGACGTTCCGCCATTGCCAAGTCCAAGTATGCCACCCAGCGCTATAGTTCCAGAGGTGGTAATCGGGCCACCAGTCGTCGTTAACCCAGTACTTCCACCCGTAACATTAACCGAAGTAACCGATCCAGAACCTCCACCACCACCACCAATAGCGCTGACAGTGGTGCGAACGGTTTGCCCATTTTGAACAACTGGCACAAGCTCCGTTCCGGTCAGAGTCTGCGCCGCTGGAAGTTGGGTGATCGTTACATTTGCCATTTATGTCTCAATACTATCCAGATTTCCGTTGTTTTCTGGCGTCTGCGTGTTCTGCTCAGGCGACAAAACAAAATTCTCGTATCCGCCAATAGTAAGGTTATTGTCCTCAACGGCAATACTCTCATCAGGCCGCGGAAAGCGTATTGTAATCTTTTCAGTCTTCCTTGCCGCAAGCCTGTATGGATCAAAATTATCCGCACATCCTTGATCGCACACCTGTAGGCCAGGAAAATTTGGGTCCGCTCTCATCACAGCATGAGCGCGCTTCATTTTACACCGATCACAGATTGCAATCGAAAGGTCTGACTGCCCTCTTGTGTCAAGATATACAGGCATATATTACCTAGTATAAACGGCAATATTAGGCGCTAGCTGGATTGGCGACTTATCCCTCTCCTCTTGCTCGGCCAACATGAACGATTCTTTTGCCTGTGCTTCAAGATATTGAATCCTAGAGGGGTCTACGCCAGGCAGTTCCATTGCCATTTGGTGAGCAAGCAGGTTCACAACAGCCAAATACCACCTCTGCGGCATCTCAATTTCGTCTGTTAGCGCCCCAACATCCATAATCTGACGCGAATACCATATCGTCATCTGAATAAACGTATCGCTGGGCACTGGCCACAGGTTCATTTCCAACTGAGGAACTGTTTTGTTCAGCCAATACTGAAATGGCTGATTGGCAGTGAAGTTTTTATTGGGTAAATTTGTATAGTCATCACGATTTAGCCTAGCCATCGTGATTTCTGTTGAATTATTCCCAAAAAACAACTCTCGGACGTTTAAAGTTCCGCCGTTTGTCGCTCGCATTCTGTAATACTGGACGTTTTGTCCCGCAGAAATGTCATACCAGAGCCATTCCCCGTCAACCCACGTCGTTTGCCCTGGCGAGTAGAGCGTACTCCACGTAATTCCATCGGTGGAATACTCAAATACAACCGTGATGCTTGCAGAAACCGCTGGTAATACTCCGACTGAGCCAACGTAGACCGGGGAGTTGTAATAAATTGAGATGTTTCCATTCGCAGAAGTCTGAGTGCAAGATGTCGCGATATTCCCGTCAAACGCATTAATCGCTATCCCCGAAGTTGAAGAGTACGCACCTTCCGGGCGGTTCATCTTTCGATATAAAGCGTTCAATACATCGTTTGCTCCAATTGGCAACGTGTATGTTGACTTGTTGGCAATAAGGCCAATAACTTTTTTCTGAATTGCCCAATAGTTGATGCCCATATTAATCGTATGGGACAACATAAAGTAAAGGGATTCCCTAGCAGAATTAACCTGCTCAACCGTAAGCTCCTCAGCCAGCTTCCCGGCACGACGAGCCCCGTGATCAATCAGCTTCTGAACATTGATTACGGTTGTTCCAACGGTTCCGCTATAAGCCATCTACCACCCCGGACAATTCCAACGCTGCATTGAGGCTCGAGCACGACTCCCTTTCTCACTCTTCTCTGCGGTAGGGCCCATCCTTGCACAGAACGAGTCACGCCTTGCCCCTCCGCCCGGCTGCGGAGCCTTCAGATCGCTTCCAGTCTCGCGGTTGTACTTAGCCCTACCCTTGGCCGTCAAACCCGCTCCTTGGCTTGCTGGGAGCTTTTCTCCGCGCCCTATGGCCAAGCTAGGGCCACCATCCTTCATCTTCACGGTCTTGGCTGACTCTTTAAAGGCTTTAGCAGTAGGAGCGCCAGGAGAACCCGGTTTACGCATCTTCTCGCCGCTACCCTCAGCAATGCGTTCCTGTTTTGCGTGAATGTTCGCATAAAGCCCACCCTCTTTGGCCGTGAACTCTTTGCCAACCTTTACCGGAATGCCAACCTTCTTGGCAAACTTTGGGCTATGTGCAACGGCCTGCATAAGCCGCTCTTGGGCTGGGGATTTGGTAGGCATGATTAAGAGTATGATTTAACCATTTCGAGCACTACAGTATAAGTGTCGCCCGAAGACGCGTCCGAGGTACTAAAAACAATATTTCCGTTTTTACCGGTTCCAGCGTTATTTGTAATGCCGCCGATGTTATAAAAATCGTTTTCGTAATTCGTGTTTACAGTGGCTAAAAAAAATGGAACATCCGTTGTTGCATCCCAATACATTCGGACCTCAAGTCCATGACAAACAGAAGTAATTTTTGTTACAGTTACTCCAGTACAGGCTTTTCCAGAGTTACTTGACGCAAGGTTTGCCACATTCACCTTAGTCACAGCGGTTTCACCAGTGCCATCACTAATGTTTGTAAATTTCATGATTGCAAGACGCTCACCGTCAAGAAGCGTTTGACTTGTTACTGCATCAGCCATTATTTACTCCAATAAAGACAGGGGCCGGAGCCCCCATCATTAACAGACCAAGCCGCCGCGCTTCTTCGCCGGAGTTACCGTCCGACTAACTTCACGCTCGGTATCCGTAACCGAACCTTCGTTCTTGAACGCATCAACCACAGACTTCCCAGCATCACGAATCTTGCGGGGGATATACATAAGAGCATCACGAGCCGACTTAGCATCAGCCTTGTTCTCTTCTTCCATCCGGCGATAGAAGTCTTTGTTTGGATCAGACTTCGCCTTGCCAGAAGAAACCTCTCCGCCCTCTTTATAGGTGCCAGAGAGTTGGTTGATTGAAACGGGAGGAGGAACTGGCTTGTTGCCCTGCTTCATCTTCTGAGGACCACCGTCGTCTTGCACACGGCCGCCCTCAGCAAACTTTTTTACGGCACCGCCTTTGCGGAAACCGCCCTGCCCGTTGACCACGCCGCCAGTCGCGTAACCACCAGCATTGCTCTTCGCAACACCACCAGCAGCCAGCTTGAGCTTGGTCCCCTTTCCGCCAGGATGCTCTTGCACGTCATGCTGCTTGAACGCCTTCTTCAACATTGCCTTGTCTTGGGCAACATCGCTTGCACCGCCTTCAGCCATCATCACGCCAGCAGCCGTGCCAGCAGGAACACCAGCAGCGCCCCTGGCCATCATTGCACGACGACGAGCCGCCAAAGATGGTTTCTTAGGAGGCATACTCGGCATCATCCCACCCATTGGATTGCCCACGGCAGAACCCATTGGCATGCCACCTTGAGCCATCTTCTTGACCGCGCCGCCTTTCTTGAGTTTTAGCTCAACCGTAGGCTCGGTCGTCTCCATCTTGACCATCGGTTTAAATTCACGCATGATTCATTACTCCTTATGCCTGAGTGACGCCCAGCGCGCCAACACGGGTTGCATTGGGGCCAACAGCGATTCCTGGCAGCGCAATCGTCATCACAGTACGAACGGTACCGTCCGAAGCTGTAGCAGGCGCGTAGGTGCCGCGAACATCACCAGTGGTAGTTGTGGCGGTAGCCATGTCAGCGGCAACAAAAGTACCGGCGTCTTGCGCCAATGTGCTGTTGCTCTTGACACTAGTGACATAAGCCACGTTAAACACGCGAACCGGCAACCCTAGAACATCACTTGTTCCGATCACAACAGCAGTTGCAGAACCGGCAATCGTTGCGCTAGTGACTTGGTAGAACGCCTTTTTGCCAGTTACAGCAGTAGCGGCGGTAGCAACAGTGATAACTTCACTCATTGCCTGGCCGAAGTAGTCGTAACCGTTAATCGTGAATGCACGAGCGGTTGTTGAGCAATTCACCTTAATAGCGCGGGGCAGATCCAATTGAATTGCAGTTGTGCCATCATTGCGAACAACAGACTTAGCAGACGTGCCAGCAGTCAAAGTCACAGCGCCAGCGCCAGCAGCAGTTTGCGATGCGGCAATGTTGTTGGTTACAGCAGCTTGGGGGATGACGTCCCAAATGTAGACGCGACCCAATGGCCCAATCCCCAAATCCATTGGCGACGGATCATCAAACGCAATGTTGCCATGCGCGTACATCGTGGTGCTCGAAGCCGTCACCGATTGGTTGATGGTGTAAGTACCAATACCACCAGTGCCTGTGCCGAACCCGGTGATGTATGTGCCATCGGTTACGCTTGAACCGTCAACATACATACCGATAACGATAGGCGCGCCCTGCAACATCGCAGTCACGGTCAATGTCGTAGAAGACATCGAGCCAGTAAAAATTGTGGTGTAAGGACGGTTTCCTGTACCCATAAACGTCTGGGCAGGACCGAGAAACAAATCATCGCTGAACTGAGGCATGGTCTTCTCCTTGAAAAGCTTGACCAGTTAAACAAAAAAGGGGGGAGGCCTCTTGAACCGCCCCCCTGCCTAGCGCTACTTAAACGCCAGGAGTTCCGTACATTGCACGAGGATCCGTGAAGCCAACGTCGTAACGCTCAGTTGCCTTGTAGCGCATCGAATCGGTCTCAAAATCCCCTTCCATCGTCTTCTCAAGCTTACGACGCATCAGAAGCTTCATGCCCTCTGGAGCATCGGTCTGC